TAAGGAAATAAAAAAACAAGAAATGGATGAGATATTAGACTTCTATCACGGAATAGAGGAGTATGGTCATATATTCTATTTAGACCCTAAATTACTTGATGAACCTTTTAAAAAAATATTAGAAGGAATAAAGGCTATTGAAGATATGATGAAAGAGAGTTATGAGATGTAATAAACTAAAACAAGAAAGAAAGTAAACCTATAAGTTTACTAAACTAAAATAATAGATATGGCTTCAACAAATTTAAGTATGTTAAATAAAACATCTAATAATTCTTTGTCTGATGAGTGCTACACTCCTAATGAAGCAATATTACCTTTGTTAAATGAGTTGCCTAAAGATAAAGTTTATTATGATTGCACGAGTGGCATTAGTTCTAATATAGTGGATTGCTTTACTTCTAATGATTATAAATGTGTATCAAGCAAAGATAGTGATTTTTTAACAGATGAACTTCCTGATGGAATTGATATTATAATTACCAATCCTCCTTATTCTAAAAAAGATAAGTTTATTGAAAGGTGCTATGAGTTGAAAAAACCTTTTGCTTTATTACTTCCTGTAAGTTCTTTGCAGGGAATAAAAAGAGGAGAAATGTTTGCTAAAAATGGAATTGAAATACTAGCATTAAAAAAGAGAATAGATTTCACAGGAAAGGGTAGTCCTCACTTTGGAGTTGCTTGGTTTTGTCATAATATATTAAAGCAAAAACTAATTTTTAAATAAAATAGATATGGAAAGAACATACAAGACAATAAAAAGTGTATTAAAACATCACATTAAAACAGGAGTGAAAAGTCTTTGGACTTGGAAGGACGATAACTTCACAATGATATATGAAAACTATTCAGGTGATGACAGGATTTACACAAGTAACCAACTATTAAAAATACTAAGCAAATGACACTACAACTATTAGGGTGCTTTTTCTTATTTGTAATTTTTGTACTTACAATTTTAAGTATAATAGAAAGCAAGATAAGAGCCAAAAGAAATAACAAGATAAAATACAGAATTGACAAGGTAGAAACACTAACAGGAGGACTAGAAAACGATAGGATAAATGAAAGACAATAGAATACCAAGCTACTACAAAGGAATAAGATATGGCTATGAAGCTCGTAAGGTTATAGAAGACTTTGAACTTAGCTACAATACAGGAACAGCTGTTACTTACTTGCTCAGAGCAGATAGGAAACACGACTCTCCGATTGAGTGCATACAGAAAGCAATCAACCATTTAGAGTTTGAACTTGATAAAATAAAGAGATGATTGACTTACGACTTGGCGATTGCTTAGAAGTAATGAAGACTATTCCTGATGGTAGTGTTGATGCAATAATAACAGACCCTCCTTATGGAACAACCGCCTGCAAATGGGATAGCGTTATAGATTTTGATTTGATGTGGGAACAATTGAATAGAATTATAAAACCTAATGGTGCAATAGTATTATTTGGAAGTGAGCCGTTTAGTAGTGCTTTACGAATGAGCAATATTAAAAACTACAAGTATGATTGGATATGGGATAAACCAAAGGGAACAGGTTTTTTAAATTCTAAAAAAAGACCATTAAGACACTATGAGACAATAAGCGTTTTTAGTAACGGAGTACCTGTATATTATCCTCAAGGATTGATTGAGGGTGTTTTTAATAATTCAAGACCTGCATTAGAAAAAAAACCCACCTTGTACGGTAAGCAAAAACAACCTAATCAGAGTAAATTCACGAACTATCCTAAAGATGTTATTAAATTCTCTAAACCTCACAAACCAATACACCCAACACAAAAACCTGTATTATTAATGGAGTATCTGATTAAAACATACACGAACGAAAATGAAAAGGTGCTAGACTTTACAATGGGTAGTGGCACAACAGGAGTAGCAGCAAAGAATTTAAATAGAAGCTTTATAGGAATAGAGCAAGATGAAAACTATTTCAAGATTGCTGAAGAAAGAATAAATAAGCAGGAAAAACAATTAAAGATATTATGACACTATATAAATGCGAATGCGGTAAAGAAGAAAAAGAAGTTGGAAAAGCTACAATAGTCTTAAGAGATAAAAAGTGGGTATGCAAAGAAGCTCAATGCGGTTGTGGTAAGTATATGGATAGCGAACCAACAGAAGGCATACCTACACTTAAAAGAACTGAACCTACTTTAAGTATGAAAAGAGATAAGCTTTGGGAAGGAGCAACAGAAAAGATAAGAAGTAAAGCGACTGAGTAGTGAAGTTTGTAATAAAAGACAATAGAGATAAGCAAAGCCTATTTAGTTATCTAAAGGAATTAGAGAACGACTACATAGTAAGTGTAAAGAAGCAAAGAAACACAAGAAGCAATATGCAGAACAGTTACTATTGGAAATGTATCGTACAAGGACTAGCAGAAGAACTAGGATATTTTCCTAATGAAATGCACGATGTACTAAGAGCTAAGTTCTTATCAGAATATGAAATGATAAGTATTAACGATAACCAAATAGCAATAAATAAAATAGGAAGTACAACAGCTTTAAACACAAAAGCGTTTGAAGTATATACAGAACAAATAAGAGTATGGGCTTTAACTGACTTAGGTATAAGGCTTATGCTTCCAAATGAATATGAATAATTTCTATTATATAATACAACTTGATTAATCAAATTATTTCAAAATGGAACACGGAGGAAAAAGAGCAGGTGCAGGACGCAAAGGTAAAGCTGAAGAACAAAAGCTAATAGAGAACTTAACACCAATGAGTAGTATTGCATTGGAGTCATTACAAAAGGGATTAGAAAAGAAAGAGCAATGGGCGGTAAAGTTATTCTTTGAATACTTCTATGGCAAACCACAACAAAGAGTAGATGTTACAACAAATGATGAAAGTCTTAATGTACCACTAATAAACTTTATAAGTTCTGAATCTTAGCGACAAATATACAGCACTATTTAAGTCTGAAGCTAGATACTTTATTATAACAGGTGGTAGGGGTTCAGGAAAGTCTTTCGCAGTTACAGTCTTTCTAACACTCTTAACTATGTCTAGGAATATAAGAGTTTTATTCACTCGTTATACAATGGTATCAGCTCACTTATCAATCATTCCTGAGTTCTTGGAAAAGATAGGGCTACTAGGATATGAAAACACCTTTAGCGTAAATAAAGCTGAGGTAGTCAATTTAGGGAACAAATCAGACATTCTATTTAGAGGTATTAAGACATCAGCAGGAAACCAAACAGCTAGTCTAAAGTCATTACAAGGAATAAGCACTTGGGTACTTGATGAAGCAGAAGAACTTATTGACGAGAATATCTTTGACACTATTGATTTAAGTATAAGGGAAAAGAAAGTACAGAATAGAATCATATTAGTTTTGAATCCTGTAACTAAGGAACATTGGATATACAAGAGATTCTTTGAAGAAAAAGGAGTACAAGCAGGTTTTAACGGCATTAAAGACAATGTATGTTATATTCATAGTACATACCTAGACAATAAAGATAACCTCTCACAGAGCTTCCTAGAGCGTATTAAGAGCATAAAGCATAGGAACTTTAAAAAGTATCAGCATAAAATACTTGGAGGTTGGTTAGACAAGGCAGAAGGCGTAGTATTTGAGAATTGGAGTATAGGAGAATTTAATCCTGATGGCTTACAGACTTCTTGCGGAATGGACTTTGGCTTTAGTGTAGACCCTGACAGTCTTACTGAAGTGGCTATTGACAAAAAACATAAGAAGATATACTTGAAAGAACATCTTTACAGGAATGGGTTAAAATCACAAGAACTAGCTAAGATAATACTAGAAAAAGTAGACAACAAACTTATCATTGCTGATTCAGCAGAACCAAGACTAATAGCAGACCTTAGACATTTAGGGGTAAACATAAAACCTGTAAAGAAAGGAACTATTGAAAGTGGTATTACTCGTATGCAAGATTATCAATTAATTGTAACTCCTGAATCTATAAACATAGCCAAAGAGCTAAACAATTACGCTTATCAAGATAAAGGTTCAAAATTATATATAGACAACTACAATCACGCTATTGACGGCATAAGGTACAATGTAATTTATCACCTAGATAATCCAAACGCAGGAAAGTATTACGTACAGTAAACTAAATTCTAACTTTTTCTATTATATATTGTATGGAAATCAAAATCAAAAAGGAAGGCAAAGTAAAAGAGTTCAAGCTAATTAATAGTTGGGAAGATGTAACGCTTGAGAAGTGGTTGCAACTGATTGACTTTGAAACAGGTACAAAGACTGAAGAAGCTACTGAAACGATAGCAGCATTATCTAACATTCCTAAGCAGTTAGTAAAGGAGTTAGCATTGTCAGATGTAGCTGTTATAATGAGCAGAATAGCAGAGCTACAACAAGAGCAAGATACAAAGCTAAAAAGGATAATAGAGATAAACGGAATTGAGTACGGCTTCCACCCTGATTTAGATTCTATAAGTTTAGGAGAATACGCAGACATTGAGCAATTCATCAAGAACGGAATAGAAAAGAACCTACCTGAATTAATGGCAGTGCTTTACCGTCCTGTAAAATTGAAGAAGAATGATATATATATTATTGATGCTTATGATGGCGATATTCGGCTCAGGACGGAAGAAATGAAACAGATGTCAGCTCAGCAAGTGCAAAGTGCATTGGTTTTTTTTTACACTTTAGGGAAGGAGTTGTCCGAGATTTTGCCATTGTATTTGATGGAGCGGCTGAAGGAAACGAAGATGCAATAGCTTCAGAATCCTTTGCAGAGAAATGGTCGTGGTTTGGGGTTTTTTATAGATTGTGTAATGCTGAAATAGTAAACTTAGAAAAAATAACAAGATTAAGTCTTTTAGAGTGTTTAACTTGGCTTAGTTATGAAACAGATTTAAACTCGCAAAATAAAGTAAAGAGAAATGGTAAACAATAAGACATACAATAATGTAGTAAACACCTTGCTAAGATTAGGTGAGTACCACGAACAAATCAGTACAACTTCAGTAGGTGATATATATGACATCAACTTAGAGAAAATGCAGAAGTTCCCATTGCTTCATATCAACCCTGTAAATGTATCAACAGGAGACAGCCAACTTACTTACAACTTTCAAATATTTATTATGGATATGGTAAGCGAAAAAGAAGATTGGACTAAGAACAATGCTTCAGCTAACTTCCCTAAGCTCTATAAGACTTTAAGCAATGAGCAAGATGTATTTAACGAAGTGCTACAAATCTGTACTGACTTTATAGGAATGCTTAGACACTCAGAGCAACAATCGTTACAAGGAACAAATGACATAAACGCTCCTATATACTTTACACAAGACCAATTCACAATAGAGCCGTTTCAAGAAAGGTTTGATAACTTATGTTGTGGATGGGTATTTAATATTGGAGTCTTAGTTCAGAACGACTTCTCAACTTGTACAATACCTGTAACTTCTGAAGGAGCAGGGTACTAATGTTTAAAATAAGAATAGGAAAACTAACAATACAATTACTACCACCAAAAATAACTTATAAATTTTAATGGACACAGCTAATTTAGAAAGATACTTAGATAGCTTTGGAAAGTATGTAGTTCAGCAATCAAGAGCTAACTTAACTAAAGGGAAAAAGAATGTAGATAAGAGTTTGTACAACTCTATCAAGTTTGAAGTAGAAAATACTCCTGATGGTTTCTCAGTAAAATTCTTTATGAATAGCTATGGTTCTTTTGTAGACAAAGGAGTTTCAGGAAATAAGAAAATACAAGAGTTTGTTACTTGGGATAATAGAAAGGTAGCAAGTCCTTATAATTACAAGTCTAAGCAACCACCTTCAGGAATTATAGAAAAGTGGATTAAGAAAAGAGGAATAAAAGGCAGGGATAATAAAACAGGAAGATTTATCACTCATAAGACACTATCTTTTTTAATTGCAAGAAGTATAAAACTTAAAGGAACAAAAGGTATAAGTTTCTTTCAAAGACCATTAGGATTAGGGCTTAAGAAGTTTGGAGCAGAAATGTTAGGAGCAGTCAAAGAAGATATAATTAACAGTTTAACAACAGTAAAATAAATGGCAACACAAATAGAACAACACCCTTTATACGATACACTTCCTGTAGGTCAGGAGGTAATATTTACAGTATCTAATTCAGCTATTGTACCAACAGAAACAAAAGTAAAGTTTATTGCTGAAGTTCATATAAGCGACACAACTATTAATCTTTCTACTTCTACTCCTGTAGGTACATTTAAGACTACTCCTAATAACGCAGGGGTTGGTATATTTGACTTCAGACCTATCATTGAAAGCTTTGTAAGTGCTGATAATATGGCAGGAGACGGAAGTCCTTACAAAATACATACATCTTCAGCTACACTCCAATTTCCGTTACATATAATAAACAAGTTTTCTACTAATACAAATTCAGTAAGGTACTTAGCAATAGTATTTAAAACAGAATACTTAGATACGACAGTAATACCAAACACTATAACAGATGACGGAACTCAAGATGACTCAGACGAATACACGCTATTCAATGGGTATTTAAAGCACAATGACAGACTTAAAATTGGTTCACCTAACAACTTTGGTTATAATGTAGAAAAGTTTGAATTAGCTCCTGTTTCTCTTGCTCAATTTTTAAGTAACGCACCAACTACTCAATACGCTAATAAAGAAGATTACGGAACTCTTGCGTTACTGACTGATTCAACTTTAAGTTATGTGAAGTTCACATTTACAGAACACGACGGAACAGTAACAACTTTAGATGTAGACAATACTGACGCTAACGGAGGATTTACTGCTTATTCATCAGACGCTAAGAACCAAATATTATTCATTGGATGTTTCCCTGCTAACTTAAGAAATTACGATACAGCGTTTGAAGCGCTAATAACAGCAGGAACTTTATCACATTACACAGTAGCAGCTTATAATGTATCTGATGTTATAATAAGTGAAACAGTAACTATCAATCTAAATTGTCCTACTCTTAAAGGTTATGAACCTATCAGACTTTGTTGGTTGAATCAATGGGGTGCTTGGGATTACTATACTTTTAAAATGAAGTCTACTAAAATGATTTCAACTCAAGGAAGTACATATCAGCAATTAGGCGGCTCTTGGAACGAAAGTTTATACACTCCTTACGGTTACAAGGGAGGAAAGAAAGCATTTAGAGTAAACGCTACTGAAAAGATAACAATGAATACAGACTTTGTTAATGAATCAGAATCAGAATGGTTTGAGGAGCTTATAAATAGTCCTGAAGTATATTTAGTGAACAACTATATTTCAGAAAGTTCTGTACCACAATTACAAATATTATCACCAAGTATTTATATAAACCCTGTAAGACTAACAACTTCAAGTTATACTAAAAAGACTGTAGCAAATGATAAATTAATGCAATACACTTTTGAAGTAGAAAAGAGTAAGAACTTAAGAACTCAATCAATATAATGAGCGTACAACTTATAATATATCCACAAAGTTATGAAGGAACTCATAACGCTATTTCAGGAACACCTAGTGAATTTATTGTTGATGGAATAAACTTTAACACAATAAACACTTCCACTCAGTATGTAGCTTCTGCACCTTTTCCACAGAACGCAATAAACTTTTACGCTCCTACACTTCCTTTAAACAATTGGGATAGATATAATAGCTTAGGGGGTGGTATTGTAAGTGAAACTTCAGGTGATATTGTGTTTTCAGGAGGTTCTTCAGGAACTGAAGATTGCGGTGTAATACAAAAGCTATCTAATTTAACAATAGGAATAGATTATACAGTAAGTCTTGATATTGCTTCAGTTTCTGCAACCGCAGACTTATTTGTAAATACTTATAACGGAACTATTTTAAATTCAACAGCAACGCTTACACAATCTGTAGGAGTTGTTTCAACAATCTTTACAGCAAACGCAACAGACCAAACTATACTAATAGGTACTTCAGGAATTGGAGCAATAATTGTAAGTTCAATTTCAACGCAACAAGTTAGCGGATTAACAGTTGCAAGTGTATCTGACGGACAAGTAATTTGCGACCTTTATGAAGATGAAGATATTCCTTTGAGTCTTAGTGTTGATGATTTTAAAAATGTAGCTGAGAAGGTACAGTCTTATTCTAAAGCGTTTAATCTTCCTGCTACAAAAAGAAACAATAGAATCTTTGACCAAATCTTTGAAATAACTCGTTCAGATGATGGTGTTATTTTCAACCCTTATAAGAAAACTCAATGCGTACTTAAGCAAGATGGTTTTATTTTATTTGAAGGGTATTTAAGACTCTTAGATGTAACGGATAAGGAAGG